GACTGTTCTGCATTATTAGGACTTCTAAACTTAGTCTCACTGCCTGAACCTAAATAATTATCTCCAATCATATCATGAGGGTGACTGTGACTAGCCATAGTTGGTGTTGAAAGTGTTGTCGAACCCACAGATAAATTACTAGGGGATGATGCACTTGATAGATCAGAAAAAGAAATTGCACCAGAAGCCGTTGATTTAGATCCTGTAAAAGTTGTTGAAAAAGCATCTGAACCACCTGTTCCACCTCCTGAGCCTGTAACGACTCTTAATGTGGTNGTATTAATACTAGCATCTGTATTTTGAGTCCAACCAGTAGGTGCTGCCGCTTGAAAAAATAAAGCAGATGACCCAGACGGAATACTGGAAACACCTGTCAAGTCAGCACCACTACCAGAGTATTTTGCGGCATTTACTGTACCATTAGCTGCTGTCATTACAGTTGCGTCTATAGTCATTTTTCCTAAAACATTTAATTTTCCTAAAGTGCTTGCAAACAAATCAATCACTTTATTGCCTTTACAATATTGAATTGTATGTGCACCCTGTGTTATCGCTACTCCATTCGATGCATGACCTGTTGGGGCTACAGTTAATGTGTGTGATCCAGTAGTATTATTAAAAAATATGTAATTACTCTCCACAGCAGGAATAAATACTTTTATATCTCCAGTTAAAGCGCCTGTAAATTCTATTACTTTATTAGATGCTTCGGCGGTAGGATCTGCATTGTTTGTTGTTAATGTGACATCAGCGGATCCAGCTACGGATTTTGAAAGATATCCCGCTGAAAATTTATCTATTGTTTCTAAATTAGTATTAGTGTTGCCTCCCCAAGTATTTGCGTTAGCGCCAGTCGCTTGAAGTTCTAATTTATATCTATCTGAGTAATTACTTGCCATTTTTAATCCTTTGTTGCCACTATACTATCAGCAAATTTTATGTCCATAGCGGGNACACTAACTGACAGAGGTGAGGTAAGAGAGCCTGATAAATTAGCACTACCTGAAAAAGGATGAGAGTGCGATCCACCACCACCTGTATTACCTGTTGCTCTGTTTTGTGGTTGAGGAGGAATTGCTATAACATAAGTAGCACCGCCACCGGCATCCGGACCACCAAAATTACTTGGAGCGTTAATGCCAGAGTGACTATGTGAGGGTATTTCAGGTACAGATAAAGTATGTGCACCTGCAGAAAGACCTGAGGAATCTAATGATAATGAACTTACATCGATAGGCACGTTTGTTCCTGTTGCGGTTTTGGACCCTCCGAAAACTGTGCTAAAAGTATCTGAACCACCTGTTCCTCCACCTGTTCCACTCACCATCTGTAAACAACACTCTGTTAAAGTAGAAGTGGTATCTGTAGTAAAACCAGTTGGTGCTGCGGTTTGAACAAACAATGCTTTTGTTCCTGAGGGAAATTCACCAACACCTGTTAATCCTGCTCCATTACCTACAAAATTTGTTGCGTCAACTACTCCATTAGAAAATAGTTTTATATTGTTTCCAACATCAATCTCACTTTTAAGGGATAATGCTCCGAAAGAATTTGCAAAAAGATCTATAATTTTATTTCCTGTGCAATATTGAATTGTGTGTGCTCCCTGTACGATTGGTACACCATTAGAACTATGTCCTGTAGGAGCAACAGTTAAAGTATGAGAACCAGATGTATTATTAAAAAAAATATAATTATTTTCAACCGCTGGGACAAAAACTTTAATATCGCCAGTAAGCGTTCCTGTAAATTCAATAACTTTGTTCGATGACTCAGCGCTTGGATCTGCATTATTAGTCGTCAAAGTTACGTCGGCTGATCCTGCAACAGACTTAGATAAATATCCTGCTGTAAAAGCGTCAATAGTTGAAAGATTGTTATTTGTATTAGTGCCCCAAGTGTTTGCATTAGCACCTGTTGCCATTAATTCTAATTTTAAACTGTCTGAATAATTACTTGCCATTATGAATCCTTACTACAAACAATAACATTTGCATGTTTAATGTCCATTGCTGGCACCGATAAACTTACAGACGGTGCTCCAATGTTTCCTGAAACACTCGCACTACCAGATACCGGATGAGTATGGCCGCCACCACCACCAGTTGCATTAGTATTACCTGGAGCATTTTTATAAGAACCACCAGATGGATTATTATCTGGATTTCTACCTTCTGTGGGTCCAAATTTAAAATTATGACTATGACTTGGAAGTGTGGGTGTTGATATTGTTGTCGATCCAACTGATAGACCAGAAGTATCAACCGACAACGGAGAAATGTCTGCAGTTGCTGCACCTGATGTGCTTTTTGAACCACCAAAAACAGTTTGAAAAGTATCACTACCTCCTGTTCCTGCTGTACCAGTTGTAATTACTCTTAAAGTTGCGTTAGCTAAAGACGAAGCAGTATTTTGTGTCCAACCTGTTGGAGCTGATGCTTGAAGAAAAACCATTTGTGTACCATCATCTATAGTTGATACATCCGAAAGTCCTGAACCACTTCCCTTAAAAGAAGTTGCAGTAATTAATCCATTAGGAGCAATTGTTACATTACCATTAACACTTGTAGTGCCTTTAACACTAACATTTCCTAAAGAATTAGAAAAAAGATCAACGACTTTATTGTTGTTGGTGACATACATAATTGTATGAGCACCTTGAGTGATTGCAACAGCGTTGCCTGCGTGACCAGTCGGTGCTATCGAAAGAGTCTGAGAGCCTGTCGTATTATTGAAAAAAATGTAATTATTTTCTACTGCAGGCACGAAAACTTTTATGTCTCCTGTAAGGGCTCCCGTAAACTCAATAACTTTATTTGAGGACTCAGCAGAAGGGTCCGCATTATTTGTTGTCAACGTAACATCTGCTGATCCAGCTACGGATTTTGATAAATATCCTCCACCAAAAGCATCAATAACTTCTAAATTATTATTAGTATTTGTGCCCCATGTATTGGCATTAGCGCCAGTAGCCATAAGCTCTAGTTTTAATCTGTCTGAGTAATTACTTGCCATTTTAGTCCTTAATTATATTTTTTTTACAAAATGTATCAATATTATTATGCTGCATTTACTTGTGTCCATGTATTACTTGCTCCAGTTACCACGTTTGCCCATGGTGTAGAGAAAGTATTACCTGTTACTATCGTTAAATCAACACCTGTTAAATTGACTAATGAATCAGCGATAACAGTTTCGGTTCCTGTTGCAAAGCTAGAGGACAGTCCTGTGACACTAACAATTACACCAGTTCCTACTTCGACTGTTTCTGTTCCTGTAGCAAATGATGAAGACAAACTACCAAGAGTAACTAAAGCATCTGCCTCTGCGACTGCGGAACCTAAGGCTGCAGTCATTGTAACTGATGTTGGATTTACCTGTGTAAAGATATCAATAACAGGTGTTCCAATAGCAAAGTCTAATTGATCAGAGGGTGCTATTACTCCTACACTACCCTCACCAGATACAGTTACTCCGGAAAGAGCAACACCCACGGATAGACTGTCAAGAGTTTGTAAAGCTGATCCTGTTTGTGATGTGGTGCCTAAAGCACCTGTCATTTCTAAACCAGTAACGCTGACTATGACACCTGTGCCAACCTCTTGAGTTGTGGTGCCTAAAGATGTGGCCATTGTCACTCCCGTGACATCGACCTCAATTGTTATATTTTCATTCCACGCAAACGAACCCCATGTACTTCTTCCCCAGCCGAAATCAACTGAGGCATCAATTGTGGGTGACCCTTGACTAAATGATGTGCTTAGACCTGTTAGTTCAACAGTTTGATTATTTTGTTGTCCCCAGAGACCCTGACCCCATGTACCTTCGTTCCAAGCATTTGCCATGGTAATGCTCCACTAAATTAAGATAGTCTTAATATAGCACTGTCTTTATCATTAGTTGGGAATGCGATTGTGAATGTACCGTTTGTAGATGTTTTTACACTTCCAAAATCAAGAACTGCAATAGCTGCATTTGTTGCAGATGATGATCTATTATAGATCAACGCTGCTTGTGCAGAAATTGTTGCTGATGTAAAACTTGCGTTTGCAAAGTCAACAAATGCTGTTGAAGCTGTTACGCTTGTTGCTGTCAATCCAACAGTAGCACCTGTTAAGGTAATGCCACCTGCTGCATATGTTCCTGATGCGCCCACTTCGTTTGTTGCTGAGTAGGCTGTAGTGTTTCCATTTAACGTTGCAGAGCTTGTGTAGAGAGCAAGATTGATAGTATCATTATCAATATCATGATCCCCTTGAAGCAATTGCTGTTTAAAGGAAGCACAGACTGCTTGGTTTATTGCCATGTTTTATGCCCTCCTTAGGCTTTGGGGTCTGCAGAAGGTAGTGGTACTCTAAGTACACCATCTACATACTCATCTCTTCGTTTACGTCCCATTTGCTCGTTAGCAAAAGCTTGAAGAGCTGTTTGGAACTTCTGCGTGTATAATTGCATATCTTGTGCGTTTTTCAAGTATGAAAAAGTTTCAGACAGCACACCATACAAC